TTTGGAAGACAAATAGATGCTAAATTGCAATTATGAACCACATGACCATTTGCCATAAAATTATGACTATTTGGGAGCGCTAAATCGTAGACTTCCCTTTCGCCGAATTCCCTGATTGATTCAACAGCGCTATATCCAATAATACTCAAATAAGGAGTCACTAAATTATCACCCATTTTTAAATCTTTTAGTTTTTTCCATTGGTACTTATATTTTGAATCAATCGTTAAGAAGGGATGATCAGGTGTTGCATAGATTGGTTTATTCTCTAATGTTTTCAACTCCCATACTATTTTCTTTCCATTCGATATTAGAGTGGCTTTTTCATAATGCTCCGATTTGGTGAAATTTATATCGGATTCAAAATAGGATAATACCTCTTCGCCGTCGCAGTGGATGATCGTTTTGATACCGTTTTTAGTGATGATTTCTGTTTCGGCAGTGAAACAGACTGCGTATTCTTCGGAGTCGTGGTATAATAATATTTCATTGCAATTTTTTGTAATAATGCCATTGAATATTCCCATATTTCGTTTCGGTTCGGTGAAACAGTAGGTATCTTCTCTTTCAATAAGTTTATCAATTAGTTGTATTCTTATCAGACGCTCTGGCGAATATTGTATTTTTTTTGCATGTGATAAATCTAATCGATATGTTTGTAACCCTAAATTTATTAAATGATAAGTCTCATTAGCATTTATTGTTAACACATATATTTGCTTATTAATATAATATTTCTTTCCTCCTTTACCATCTGGCATTAATCTTTTCTTTTCTTTTCCTCCGATAGAACATGTCGAATTACATCCAATTGTTTGCAACATATACAACACATCCATTAAAAAATCTTTATTTATAGATGAAATCCGTAAAGCAATAGATGTGATTTGTGCAGTTTTTTTAGATTTACGAATCATTACATTTCCATCACCATCTAATAATCCAGCTAACCATATCAGTTTGATACTAAAATTATAATTTATCGGAACGAAAAATTTAGGTAAAATATCATCATGTAATCTAACTGTACATCTATTATTTTTAGTATCTTGAATACCTTTTTTTGTGAAATCAATTTTATCTAATAATTTTTGTTTTTCCCCGTACAAAGATAAATAAGGTTTAGGTGTATATGTCAATGCAATACATTTAGTATTGTCAATATTATCATTATGTATATGTGTTTTATGATTTGTATGTTTACAACAAAATTTTTGGTCTTCTAATGGTACTAATTTACATTGCTTAATTTCTTTTTTTCCCATTGAATAGTGTCCATCAGCGGTAAATAATCCATGTGTATATGGATATTTGAAATCATCAGAACCTCCTGGAATAACAGGAAAATTAGTTTTCATTATTTTATCATCTTTGCATAAATGTCTGGCTTCCTTTTCGATAATATCTTTTTTTTCATTCACTATACAAAATTTATGATAGGGAGTACACTTTAATTCGCATCCGTTAGAAAATGATATTTTCATTAATTCTTTATTAGTTCCTGTCTTCTTAATAGTTACGTTGCTGAACTCCAAACCGTTCCAAATATCAACAGACTGATTTTCAAGAGATTTAATATTTAGGTATCCATTTGAAGTCAATATCATTGTATCACCGGAAACACATAAATTACTCCCATTTATTGTTCCAATATTAGATTGATTCGATTTTTTATTAGCACTATCTTTGTAAAAGATATATGGCACGCCGGTTTCAATCTGTGATTCCATGATCCTAAACCAAAGGTCCCTCGCCGGAAGTTGCCTAAGGAATTTTCCTTTAGATTCATAATCCTCATATATCCTTGAAAATTCTTCTCCAAACTTATTCAACAAATCAGGACAATCATGGGGACACATTAAACTCCAAATACCATCTGCTTCTACTCTTTCCATAAAGATATCATTAATTGTCAATGCTAAGAATAAATCTCGGGTACGCTCGGTTTCGTTTCCAGTATTCTTTTTCAAATCCAGAAAATAGTAGATGTCGTTATTCCATGGTTCAATATAAACTGCTATCGATCCTGGCCTCTTTCCGGATTGGTCAGCATAACGACTAATCGCATTAAAAACTGGTAAAACTCTCAGTCCACTCGCCGTGCCTTGTGTAGAATTAATATAGGCTCCATTAACTCTCACATTCGTCATATTAATCCCAATACCGCCAGCATGCTTGCTTATTAAACCACAGTCGCCCCAACTCTCCGTAATCTTTTTCATATCATCTTCCGTCCCCAATAAGAAACAGCTAGATAATTGTTCATGGGTAGTTCCCGCATTGAATAATGTTGGGGTAGCGTGAGTGAAATATCCCTGCGATAATAAATCAAATGTTTCCTTAATACGCTCTTTATCATCTTTCTTTCCATGAATCGCCAATGCTACTCTCATACACATATGTTGTTGCCGCTCTATAATTTTCCCAGATGATAATTTCTTCAAATAAGCTTTCTCTAGCGTACGAAATCCAAAGAGACTAATATTAAAATCACGGTGATAATTTTCTTTTAGAATATCATTTATCCAATCCTTGTTTTCTTCAACATAGTCAGCAAATTGTTTAGATACCAAAGAAGCTGGATCACCTTTTGGATTCAGATTAGATTTCATTTCTTTAACGACTTCTGCATAATCATCATGAGTTGATTCATGTAACGATTTTACTAATATGTATGTTGCGATGTCAGGATAATCATAATGCTTGGTAACCATGTCGGTTGCACATTTAATAATTTGTTCACAAATATCATGAGTTGTATTGTAATCCCTCAGTTTTGGATAAACATTATCCACGATGGCATCGATATTTAAATGGGATAAATTTATTTTTTTGCAAATGTCCGTGATATAATCATAGATAAATGACCTCGGTAGGTGGTAAGTCTGGTTTTCGACGACATAGTAAATTGACTTGTTCATAAATATGATCTTTTCAAGAGGGCCAATTCTTTATATAATAATTATTAATCGAGTCAATTTTTTTTATACATAATCTATTTGGTTAGGACATATAAATATTAAATATTTATTATTATTATTAATGTATTGCATTTTGCAGAATGATGAAAATTGCGTGGAATCTGTTATTGGATTTTTGAAGGATCCTAAAAAATTTAAATCAAAAATTATTAAATTAATCGGTGACCAATATAATCATCGATTAATGGATCGTGTTAGTTACGAACAAATATGTAATAATGCTTGTTTTTATCCTGGTAATTATTTACTTAATAATGTATCTGAAATTGAACTGGTCAGAAAAGAGCTAATTATTAAGAAAGGAATCTGTTATAATTCCCAATGCTTTGAAACCCGAAGTATATTTCTATGGAATTTAATTAGTTATGATAATGCCATCAATAAAAAACCTATTGTGACACCCAAACGAAATAATAATATGCCTATTTATTTTGATTCTAATTTAAGGGTTAATTCAAAAGTGAATAATGATGTAACTCCCACTAGCGAATCAATGTTTATTCGAGAAGAATATAATGTTATCACAGATACGAAAATTGTTACCCCTTCTCTAAAGACTAAAGGGATTATCCCCTCAGATAAAACTCTAATGACTGGACAATCAAAATTAGTCCTATCCGGGGAAACTCCTTCGTCTTTAGCGGAGTTAATCCCACAAGGGGAATCTCTAATAGCTGAACAATCAAAATTAGTCCTCTCCAGGGAATCCCTAAAAGATTTCAACCTAAATAATATGATTCCATATCACCGTTCCATAATATATGGAGAGGGAAAAGTAATTATGGAAAATATCATTAAAAATATTCCTGATTTAGACAAATTATTTATTATTTCTCCAAATAATGATCTGACTTATGCAGAATCCTTCCCGGATGCTTACATTGATATTGAATATTCTTCGGATCTAATTGTGCATGTATTAAATTATTGCAAATTAAAAATTGCTGATAGAAGAAGTGATCGGGTTTGTATCGTAATTGATGAATGTTTTTCTAAGGAAATGTTAAAGGATCAGTTGTTCAAAGAAATGTTGTTTAATTGTCGACATTATAGATTATATGTAATTATTATTTCATCATCTCATCTTAGAATACCACCAGAATTTCGAACTCAAATTGATTATGTTTTTTTAAACAAAGAAACTTTAATTCCTGATTTTAACTTTGAAAAAATATATAGCGAATATTTTTCAGCATTTCCTGATACGGAATCATTTGTGTCGTGTCTGAACCAAATTGCCGCTTACGATGAAATTATGGTGGCCGATAATTATACGTCAGATGGTACGGTTTATAAATATGCGATTCAATAATTAAATTACTAATTGAATTATTGAGATAAAAACTTGAAATATTATTATATATTATAACTATTAATGTATTGTATTCTACAAGGTGACGAATTGGGTACTGTATCAATCATTGGTTTCTTGAAAGATCCAAAAAAACTTAAATCTAAAATTGTTAAGTTAATTGGTAATAAATATAATCACCGGATGATGGACCAAATCAGTTTTGAGCAGATTAAAAATAATTCTTGCTTTGAATCAGGTCACTATTTATTAAATAATGGGGAAGAAATCCAATTGGTCCTTAAAACGCCGATAACTAAGGGAAAATTTTCTTTTTGTAGCCTCCAATATTTCACCACTAATAATATATTTTTATGGAAACTAGTATCTTACCAAAATAAAATAAACCGAAATGCAATAATAACTCTAGAGGCGACAAAAGAGTATTCTCCCTTGTATAAGCAACTAACCTCCGAAGAAATAGAATTCAAAGAGAATAAGCAACTAACTTTCGAAGAACGTGATTTTAAAGAGAATATCCAAGAATTTCATTTAGAAGATATGCTATCATATTCACACTCGTTGATTGTTGGCCGTCGTGGTACTGGAAAAACTTATTTAATTATTGAAATGCTCAATCATATTTTAGATTTAAATAAATTATTGATTATCGATCCCATTGAAAGAATGATAGGACAATATCATAAAACATTTCCTGGGGCCCAAATCGAATATGATTTTTCGTTTGACATTGTTGAAAAATTTATTGATAGTTGTAAAAAGGATAATTCTGATGGAACACATTGCATCATCATCGATAATTGTATTGGTAGCAGATCATTTGATAGTGATCAATTCCATGATTTACTAAAAAAAGCACAAGAACATAATATTTATTTGATAGCTACGATACAATATCCTTTGGGTGATTTTGGAGAGATGTTTGATTATGTATTCATTTGCCAGGAAGATACCTATATGAACCAGAAAAAAATGTTTGAAAAATATGGCATAGCATGTCCTTCTTTGGGATCCTTTATTGATATTCTCCATGAGACTACGCGAAACTATGGTAAACTAATAATCGATAATCGTCAGGAAAAGGTATTTAAATATCTTGGACAATAAAAAAATTGATATAAAATTATTTTTTAAATAATTTTATTTAAAGATATAATATCTGAATTTGGAATACAGATATTATGAACCATTTACAAAGCTTTTTGAAAGAAAACATGGATCAGCATCCAGAATTGAAAACGGATATGATCCAGGGAGATATACCAACAGATATTAATCATGATGTTATGAAGGATGACAGTTTATTACTTTTTGAGACAGACGAAAATGAAGAGAAAGTTGACCCATGGACAGAAGAATATTTGATACCCTACCAATTATACAAGGATGATTTTTTTGATTCCAATATAAAGTTAGAACCAATATTATCACAGGAAAATGCTCAAGATACGGTTTTACCAATACGGTATGATAAAGTTTGGAAAAATTAAACATGAACGTCTTTTCGACCAGCGATTACCGAGAAGCTATAAAAGAAATTCTAAAAGAGATTCTAGAAGAAATTCGCAAGAAGAAGTTATTACTAAACGAGATAAAGTAAGAAAAGAATATGATCAACATGAATACGCTGATGCAGACCAAATCACTGTAGGTGAATGGGTTCAAGAATGGCTTGATACCTCCGCCAAACAAAACGTGCGAGGAATAACATGGAACTCCTATGAAATTATGACCAGAGTTCACCTTATACCAGGATTAGGTCACTGGAAGTTATCAAAATTGGGACCTAAACATATAAGGCGTTTCTTATCCGATAAAAAGGAAAAAGGCTATTCTAGCCGTTCTAGAGAATACATGTATACGATTTTAAATCAAGCACTAATCTTAGCAAAACGAGAAGGAATACTATTAAAAAATCCTTGCGAGAACGTCACTAAGCCGAAAGTAACAAAAAAGGCGATACAGGTATTGGCCATGCCCGACATGTTACGGTTTTTTAAAGCTACGGTTGATCACCGTTTTCATGCCGCTTTTTGGGTCGGCTGGGGTACTGGCATGCGCCGAGAAGAAATTCTAGGCCTTCGCTGGTCAGATATTGACTTTAAAACTTGCAAGATATCTGTTACCCATGCGGTTA